GACTATGATGAGTTTTATAACGAACACAGTCGTTTGCTCGATGATCCAAAAGGATTCTGGAGCAATTATCACAATCAAGTAGATGAACAAACGGTAACATTCGAAGACATCAACAGCATACGCAACCTAGCAGGCTTGCCAGTGGCCGAAAGCCGCTTGATGGACAGCACAGGCGAAACGCTACAACACATCATGGGACGTTTCAAACACGAAGTCCGAAACTTTGAAGATGGTGGCGAAATGCACGATGACTTGTATCATGCCCTGTACGACTACTACAGTGACAACGGCGAAATGCCGTATGGTACACAAAAAGCTCGCGATGGCGACCCTTATGAATGGGTAGCAGATCGTTTTGCTCAAGAAATTGGATTAGATGAAAGCTGGAAACATAAATTAGCCGGTGCCGCATTAGCAGGTACTATGGCATTGGGTGCATTGGGATCAGGCGGAACACACAGTACAGCTCCTGCAGATGCTGGTGTTAGCGGAACTACTATTTCTAATCCCAGTGATAACAAAACCGATATCAAATATAGAACACCCACACCAAATCAAGGTGCGGCACTTGGCGAAAGCAGTTGCAACATGACCACAGAAGGTGAGTACTGCCCTGAACACGGCTTGGCCGAGTGCGGAATGGGCATGCCAACAGGTATCATGGGCGAAGAGTTAGACAAACCACCACATGATGATGCCATCAACTACAATGCCGCTATCACAGGTTCATATTATGAATCTAAGGAAGGCGATGCTGTTCTGGCAAGAATAAAATCATTAGCATTAATTAAGTAATATCTTTGAACGCAAGGCAAGTATTAGACACAGTCTGGGAAGTGGACAACTTCTTCTCAGACTTTCAAACCATAAAAGATTCATACAGGAGCAGTAAAACACCCTGGCACAGTGAGTATAACAATAGATTACTCACAGCATACAGCAACACTCCTGATCTTCAAACTCAATTGGGTAAAGTATTGCCCGCTGTACAACACATTGTGGGGCACTTATTAATCACACACATTGCGTATGCCAGTTTAGATTTGTCAGGCAGTCAAATCATGATGCATCGGTTGCATCCAGATATAAGATGTTTTGTACAAGTTTGCATGAGTGATACTGAGTGTGCTGACCTGGCAACACATTTTTGTATTGATGCTGAATTTAATGCCAATCATAATCAAGATTACGAAAACATTGAACATTTTCGTCCTGAGCAATTGGTCTCAGTCAGTTATAAACCAAACACCGCTTATGTCTTTCTCAACCAACCAAGAATATTCATGGGTACCAAACATGCTGTGCCTGCAAACATGGTGAGAGAAACTTTTAACCTACATTTTGGCTTGCCATTGAAAGCAAACACTTAATCTTCCGCCGTCTGAATGTGGCATGGCAAAGTGTATTTTTTGGTCTGTATTTAAATTAATATATCCAGTGTTGGGCGCAAAAGGAATAGTAACGTTTGGGGTAACATGCGAAAAAGTAGTGCCCGGCACATTAGCACCGTGTTCCCAAAGATACACTTGATATGTGACCAATAACAAATCAGCATCACAATGTACAGGACAATGAAAGTTTGGCAAATCTAACCATACTTTTGTCATCACGGGTTCAAGAGGTTGATTGACAATTTGTTCCATTGATTCGGTCATTTCTTTATGAATTTGTAATAACGGTTTATATGATTTGCTTTCTGGAGTCAGTTGTATACGATATTCTAAACAGTCTTGATGTCTGTGCCATGATTCATCATATGCTAGATGTAATTGACTCAACCAATCAAATGTCGACTGATCAAAACAGTTGGATACTGCCCAGAGATTAGGCGCTACGGGTCTAACCTCTGCATCGGATTTGTGAATTATATGATTAGTCATGCCAATATTTAACTGTAAGGCAAAAAAGTTTTAAATTTCTCTTGCATTGATAAATAAACTAGTATACAATACAACTTGTATGCACAGGCAACAAACATCTAAATTTAGATAGGCATATAACATAGGCAACTTACTAAGGAGAAAAACTATGGCATCATTAGCAGAAATTAGAGCACGACTACAGGCATCAGAGAACAAAGGTGGACAATCCACTTCCGGTTACGACAATGCAATTTTCCCGTTTTGGAATTTAGAGGATGGACAATCCACTACAGTACGATTCCTACCAGACGGTAATACAAAAAACACTTTCTTTTGGCAAGAACGAGCAATGATTCGTTTACCTTTCAACGGCGTCAAAGGAGAGATGGATTCCAAACAAGTTATGATACGTGTACCTTGTGTGGAGATGTGGCAAGAAGCCTGCCCAATCTTGGCAGAAGTACGCACCTGGTTCAAGGACAAGAGTCTTGAAGACATGGGTCGTAAGTACTGGAAAAAGCGTGATTACATTTTCCAGGGCTTTGTGCGTGAGAATCAATTCTCAGAAGAAAAGACACCAGAGAATCCAATTCGTAGGTTTATCATTGGACCACAAATTTTTACAACTATCAAAGGAGCCTTGATGGATCCTGAGTTGGAAGAATTACCAACAGACTACTTGCGTGGCTTGGACTTCCGTATCACCAAAGGAAGCAAGGGCGGCTTTGCTGACTACAATGCCAGCAAGTGGGCTCGCAAAGAGTCGGCACTTACTGAAGTGGAACAGGCTGCAATTGAGCAATATGGTCTTGTGGACTTGAGCACATTGTTGCCCAAGAAGCCCACAGACGTTGAGCTCAAGGTCATCAAAGAGATGTTTGAAGCATCAGTAGATGGACAACCTTACGACACAGAGCGATGGGGGCAATACTTCCGTCCTGCTGGTGTAGCCGCACCCGGTGGTGCTAGTGCAAATGCAGAAGAATCTGCACCGGCCAAGCCAGCACTCAAAGTGGCCGCACCAACACCTGTTGCTACAAGCGACTTTGATGAGGATGAGGCACCGGCCGCATCAGCACCAGTATCGGCCAAACCAGCACAAAAAGCTGAAGACATTTTGGCAATGATTCGCGCAAGACAACAGAAGTAATGCAGTTAACAGTTGTGTTAGGTACACACAGCGAAGCATCTTTTACTATTTCTTTGAACAATAACACATTTGTTCACAAGTGGGTAAAAGAGCTACGTTGGTGCCTAACCAATTGTGACTTTGATCAACAAGAAGCCTTTTCGGGTTTGATGACGCTGGAAGAATCTGCAAAAATTTTAATTGAGTCTTGTGTGGTTATCAATCAATACCTAAAAAATTTTATTGACATACGAGAAAATTTATTAGAGCAAGATCAAGAATATTTCAATTACTTGCATTTGAAATTTGAACAGTTATCTGGTGGATTTGGAAAACCTACTAGACTTTTCACTGTAGCAAAACAAAAACTCAAGACTGCAATTAGAAATTTGAACTTCTTTGTTCATAGAATTGAAAAAAAGAAAACCAGGGTACCAACGCTGTATGCAAGTTTCAACAAGGATCAATATCGTCGCCAATCATTGGTAGATGAAGATTATGAAAATTTTGAATTTACAATGCCAGCAGGAACACTAGTTGTTCATTATGTTGAACTAGGTAAAGAGTTTGTTGATTTGTACGAGGATAATCTTCCGTTAGAGTATCAAAACCTTCACAATCTTCATTACTACAGTGGCGAAGCAAACATTTATTTTAAAGAATATGATTGTTTTAGAGATCCTGGTTATGTCGATTGGCTCAAAGAACACAATATTGACCCACTCAATAAAAAACTAGGGCATGGAAAACTTGTACTCGGAAAGGTTGACAACCCGACTGATGCTTATGCTAAAATACAGCAATACCGGCATATTAAAAATATTATTATAGAGGAATAATCATGGGAAAACCATTCGACGTAAGCAAGTTCCGCAAGGAAATCACTAAGAGCATCGACGGTCTTAGTATTGGATTTAACGATCCAACAGATTGGATTAGCACAGGCAATTTTGCCTTGAACTATCTTATCAGTGGAGACTTTAACCGTGGCATTCCACTGGGCAAGGTAACTGTGTTTGCTGGAGAATCTGGTGCAGGCAAAAGTTATATATGTTCAGGCAACATTATCAAGAACGCACAAGATCAAGGTATCTATGTGGTGCTGGTTGATAGTGAAAATGCACTTGATGAAGATTGGCTTAAAGCACTAGGAGTAGACACAAGCGAAAGCAAGTTACTCAAGTTGAGCATGAGCATGATTGACGATGTAGCAAAAACAATCTCCACATTCATGAGTGACTACAAAGCATTACCAGATGGCGAACGCCCTAAAGTTATGTTTGTTATTGACTCATTGGGCATGTTGTTGACACCCACAGACGTTAATCAATTTGATGCAGGTGAAATGAAAGGTGACTTGGGTCGTAAACCCAAAGCACTCACAGCACTTGTTCGTAACTGTGTAAACATGTTTGGTAGTTACAATGTGGGATTGGTTTGTACCAACCACACATACGCAAGCCAAGACATGTTTGACCCAGATGACAAGATCTCGGGCGGACAAGGATTTATCTATGCATCAAGTATTGTTGTGGCCATGAAGAAACTCAAGCTCAAAGAAGACGAAGATGGCAACAAGATCTCTGATGTCATGGGTATCCGCGCCGCTTGTAAAGTAATGAAGACACGTTACTCTAAACCGTTTGAAGGTGTGCAGGTTAAAATTCCTTACGAAACAGGGATGAGCCCATACTCTGGGCTTACTGACTTGGCTGAAAAGAAGGGCCTGCTCAAGAAAGACGGAAATCGCCTGGCATTTACCACTAGTGATGGCGAAATTATTAAACAGTTCCGCAAAGCATGGGAAGCCAATGAAGGCGGTTGCTTGGACAAAGTTATGGAAGACTTTGGAAAACAGAAATCAGAGGTAAGTATCGTTGAGGAGACCAACGATGAGTGAAGCAATAGCAAGTGAAATTTGGGGAGAACTCAAACGTTTTGTAAACACAGTGGATCGTTCCGAAGCTGCCGAAACTGTGGTGCAGATCTTGATGGACAATGATTCGGATGTTGAAGACATACGTACAGCCTTCAAAGGCGATACAGATATCAAACGTGCGTTGACTGCGTATCTTGACAATGACAAAGACTACGTAGAAGACGATGAAGAAGAACTTGAGGAAGAAGACGAAGACCAAGACTGGGAGAATTAATGTGGTATAGTCGTGTAGTTGCCAGTTTAAACGCTATTCCTGACTTTATTAGTCACTACGAGCGTGAGCTCGACGATGCCAAAAAGGATTGTAGAATCTACGGGGTAGTTGAAAAGAACATCACCGCTCTGCCCGGAATTACTGAACAACGTTTTAACCAGCTTCAAGAAATTGAAGCTGTCTTAAACTATCTCAATATACAACTACGTAAAATCCGCAGAAAACACTTTCAAAAGTATCTAGAAGGATATGCTAGAGCGTTAACGTCTAGAGATGCTGAAAAGTATGTAGACGGTGAAGATGAAGTAATTGACTACGAAACTCTTATCAACGAAGTAGCATATTTGCGTAATCGCTGGTTGGGAATTCTCAAAGGTCTAGATACCAAACAGTGGCAAATGGGCCACGTGGTCAGGCTCAGAACTGCAGGCATGGAAGACATCCAGGTGTAAATACCTGCATGAAAATTATACTTGTA